TATGAAAATCCAGAGAAAAAAGATAATAGAGTTCGGACTACATTTGCAAAAAAACCTATAAGAACATTTTTTCTTAATCGGAAATATAAAAAATCTAAAAAATACCAAGATCCTAAAGGTATTTTAGAGTCTATAGGGTATACCGGTAAAATTATTTATCACGATCACCATGATAGTCATGCTGCTTTTTCTTACTACTCTAGTAACTTTACTAACTCAGCGATACTTACTGTAGATGGAGTTGGAGAATGGGAAACAACTACTATTTCTTTAGGAAATGGTAATACTATCGAAAAAAAGATCTCTATAGATTTTCCTAATTCATTAGGTATGTTATACTCTACTGTAACTGCATATTTAGGATTTAAACCAAACGAGGGCGAATATAAAGTTATGGGATTAGCACCTTATGGGGATCCTAAAGTATATACAGGTAAGCTACTAGAATTGTTTACTAATAGTTCCAATAAGTTTTATATTAACCAAGCTCCTTTCACTTGGGAATACTCAGATAAAGTAATGTTTAATAAAAATCTATTAAATCTTCTTAACCTACAGCCTAGATTACCTAATGAAAAACTTAAGCAAGAACATAAAGATTTAGCAGCCGGGTTACAAAAAGTATACGAAATACAGTTTAATAAACTTTTAAATACTGCTAAAAATATTACTAACAGTAAAAACATATGCATAGGAGGAGGGTGTGCTTATAATGGAGTAGCAAACACTCTTGCATATAACTACTTTGACTCAGTTTATATACCTTTTGCCCCTTCTGATGCTGGTTCTGCTATTGGAGCTTGCTTAAATAAAAAAACTAGTATTAATCCTTACCTTGGACCTGAATTTAGTGACATACAAGTAAAGAAACAAATCGATAGTTATAAATCAAAAGTATTTATTTATAAGCTAACTGAAGATAAGTTAATAAGTAAGGTTGCTAGGTTAATTAATGGTGGAAGTATAGTAGCATGGTTTCAAGGTAGAATGGAATTTGGAGCAAGAGCATTAGGGAATAGAAGTATTTTAGCTAACCCTACAGATCCTCGTATGAGAGAGAAACTAAACTATGTTATTAAAAAAAGAGAAGGATTTAGACCTTTTGCACCTTCAGTAACAGAAGAAAGATATAAACAGTTTTTTGATTCTAAAGAAATTTCACCTTATATGTCTAAAGTTGTTAAAGTTAAAACTAACCTTATCCCATCAGCAACTCATATAGATGAAACTTGTAGAGTTCAAACGGTATCTAAAGAACAAAACTTAAAATTTCATAAACTTATTACTGAAGTAGGAAGTCAATCAGGAATCCCGGTTATTTTAAATACTTCTTTTAATTTAAAAGATCAAACTATAACCTTAAGTCCATCGCAAGCTATAAAAAGATATTTAAATTCTTCTATCGATTTCTTAGTAATTAATAACTATTTAATACAGAAAAAAAATGAAAATAATTAATTGGATTAAAAACAAAATTCGTATATTTAAAAATGAAAGGGATTTTAAAAAAAGATTAAAAGAAATGAAAAAACGAGACCCTTTTACTTATAAGAATCTTTAATAATGATTATAGAAATTGAAAACTTTCTAAGTAATAGTAAATGTGAAGGTTTGATAAATAAATACGTTGATAAAGTAACCCCGATCTCTTCAGGGGAGAGAATAGATAGAGACGGTAATCTAGTAGTTCAAGATATAAGAGATAATCATAGAAAAACTGATTGGTTTGTATTTAATGATAAACCGTTAAGAGATAAAATACTAAACGCATTGGTTATCAATTCTAATTTACTATTAGAAACTATTAAAAAAGAAGAATCATTTCAATTTTTAAGGTATAAAGAAACTGGTCATTTTACTTGGCATCATGATTTAACTGAAAGTAAAGAATATATGACTGCAATACTTCTACTTAACGATACCTTTGCAGGAGGAGATCTTTTATATAAACAAAATAAAGAAATAATTAACTTTAAAAGAACAGCAGGAACTTTATTACTATTCCCAGCAACACTTCAACATAAAGTTTCAGAAATAACTAAAGGAACAAGGTATTCTATAGTAACATGGATATATAAAAAACCTAATTTAATATTTTAGAAAGTTGTATATTTTAAAATTTTTTCTTATATTTATTAATATGACTATAGTGTCGTAGCACCACTTTAAAAACACGCAAAATGGTAAATTTAAAAGAAGTCGAGAATGATCTCTATAACGTAGAGTCTCGCAAAGATCGAAACGATGAATATCTCTATAATCGTCGTACTAACATTCCACTACCTAAACAACCGGTAAATTATCCTGATGCTAAAAAACATCAGTTAGTTTCCTTTGTTAAATCTGGTATTAGGATCATAGGATATGTTTTTATACCGTTTAATTTGGTAATTGCAGCAATTCTTCTTATCTTATCAGAAATAGTAGGTATAATCGAAGAATTAGTATAATGGCAAATTATCAATCAACAAAAGTATTTGACGGGTTCTCAACTGTATTTCGTCAATGGAAAGCTGAAACTACTCATTGTAGATTTTTGCATGGTTATGGTATATCTTTTAAACTATGGTTTGAAGGAGAATTAGATAATAGAAACTGGGTATGGGATTTCGGAGGTATGAAAAGAGCTAATGGTAAAATAGATGGTATGTCTGCAAAAGAGTGGATGGATTATATGTTTGATCATACTTTTGTAGTAGCTGAAGATGACCCTTTCTTAGAATCGTTTAAAAAAATGGATGAAGCAGGTGTAGCTCAAGTAAGAGTAGTACCAGCAACAGGAGCAGAAAGATTTGCTCAATTTATTTACGATAAACTTAATCCTTTTATAGAAGCAGAAACTGAAGGAAGAGTTAAGGTAGCTAAAGTAGAATTTAGAGAACACGGTAAAAACTCAGCAATATATGAGCCTAGGTAGGATAGAAGATTACGATAAAAATTTACCTATTGTAGAAATCTATACTGCTGTTCAATCAGAAGGTTCAAGAGCAGGTTATCCTACTGTAGTAATAAGAACTACTGGATGTACACATAGATGTTATTTTGGTGAAGGAGGATGGTGTGATAGTTGGTATACTTCTATTCATCCAGAAAAAGGTCAATACAATTTTAATGATATTATTAAAGCATATGAGGATAATCCACATATATCAGAAATGATGTTAACTGGTGGTAGTCCTTCTATGCATAAGAAACTAGTAAATGAACTAACGCATTTAGCAAACGAAAGGAATATCTTTATTACTATGGAAAATGAAGGTAGTCACTTTTTACCTACAGATTACCCTATTAATTTACTTTCTATTAGTCCTAAGTTTAGTAATTCAGTACCAGTACTTGGAGTGGAAACTCCTGAGGGAAAGATAACTGATGAAAGAATGATTAAGCAGCATAATAAGTTTAGACTTAATTATCCTGCAATAAAAGAAAGTATAGCATATCATTCTGATTACCACATTAAACCCGTATGGGACGGTAGAGATGAAAAAGCTTTAGATGAAATAATGGACTGTATAGATCAGTTAGATGCACCTAAAGATAAAGTTTGGTTTATGCCAGCTGGTGATACTAGAGAAGCATTACAAAAGTCTTACCCTGTTATGTTTGATTGGGTAAGAGATAATGGATACCGTTTAACCTGGAGGCCTCATATTATAGCCTTTCAAGATCAGAGAGAGGTTTAATGGAAGAAACGTGGAACGAAATAGAAGAACATCTATCGGTTATACACGGTAATTTAGGTATATGCTGTCAGGAGTACTGTGATGCTCCTAATGCTATATACAGTTTAGAAAAGTTAACGGAATTATTAATTAAAATTAGAGAAAAAGATGGCACAGTTTAGAGTTATTACTATGCTTCGTAAAATATTCGAGGCACAAAGAGAAAAAGCCTTAATGACTTTGGAGCTTCTTACTGAAAATCCAGCAGGTATCGGAGATCATTCAACTGAAGATTTTTATAAGAATGCTGAAGAAGCAATTAAAGCATTAGCAGAGTCTGAAGATGTTTTAGAAACTATAGAAAGACATTTTGCAGAATGAAACTACCTGTAATTAGAAAACTAAGTGACTTTACACTGTCACAGTTAAACGATTCAGTAGTGGTATTGGAAACTATTACAGAATCAAGAGGACTTACTGAAGGAGAACTAGATGTATTAGGAGAAGTTCTATCTAACCTCTATGGAGCAGTCGAAGTAAGAGAATCTATAATGAGAGGGGAAAGCAGAACTGATGCTTTAAATAAGTTTATGAAAAAAGTTACATCAATAGGTAAATGAAAGGAGTTTTTACTAGCTACAATTTTTTTGAAAAAACTGTTTTTAATGAAATACTTAAAGACATAAATCAAACATTAAAAGAAGAATTAAATTTGTTTGATAATAAAGGTTGGGGGGAAACAGTTGTAGAATATAGTAAACCTATTAAAATAAGACAATTAAGTAGTAATGAAAAAAATTACCATTCTATTAGGAAGTCTATTTTTGAATTAATAGGTAGATTCCCAGACGGTATATACTATTACCTATGGGGTCCAGGGTCTTACATTCCCTGGCATTCAGATGAGGTTTATTCTTCTGCTTTTAGTATCTATATGAATGAAAATTGGAACTATGAGGATGGAGGTTTATTTCAGTATTATGCAAATAATAAAGTAGAAACTATAGTACCAGAAGCTAATACTGCTGTTTTACAAACTGGTAATGTTCCTCATAGCACTACTATACTATCAAAACATGCTCCTATACGTAAATCTATTCAAGTTTGGTTTGAAAAAAGTAATAGTATACCTAAAAAATCATTACTATGAGTTATATTATTGGTAAACCTTGTGAAGCTACTTGCGATACAGCATGCGTTTCTGTTTGCCCAGTAGACTGTATTCATGGACCTATAGATATTGACGGAGCAGGCCAAGAAGTACAGGGTATGACAATAGGTCCAAAAGATATGTTATACATTAATCCAGATGAATGTATTGATTGTGGAGCTTGTCTGCCGGAATGCCCAGTTGAAGCTATTTATGATAGCGAAGAGGAGGCTATTGAAAAAGATGGCACTGATGAATACGTAAAGAGAAATTATAAATTTTTTGGTCTTGAATTTAATGGGTAAAGTATTTTTATCGTGGTTACTAGTTTTCACATTATCTTGTACTAAAGCTCAAGATTTAAGAAGACCAACAGCTCAAGTAGAGCTTAGAGAAGAAGTTATAATAGAAACTGATATCTTCACAGTCACTTATTCCGAAACTAAAGAACAGCCCTTAATACTTACTTACAGATCATCTAACAGAGTTAAAAATGTAGACAGAGGGTCTATGGATTTTCGTACTGAGAATGATTACCATACTTCTGACAGACATGATTACTATGCAAACGTATGGGACAAAGGGCATTTAGCACCTGCAGCAACTTTCTCTGATTCAAAAGTAAACCTAAAACAAACATTTTCCTATTTAAACTGTGCTTTACAGAACCAATACCTCAATAGAGGGGCCTGGAGATTATTAGAAGAGCAAGAAAGAAAATGGGATGACACACAGGAGTTAATAGTAACCGTATACATAGAATTCTCAGACTCTATCTTACCTACCGGTGCTAATATTCCTTCTAATTTTACAAAACAAATATTTTTTACTAACGATAACAAATACAGATGTTATTCTTTTCCAAACCAACGGCCTGACAAAAATTGGGAAGAGTATCTTATTAATTGTAAATTTGCAAACAAAAAAATCTTATGAAGATGAATAAATCAGAAGTTTTAGAACTTATAGAAGAAAAGTTGCAGAAAGTTGAATATTCGAATTCATTTACTTACATTATAGATGAAAGGATATGGACAACTACTGTAGCCTAAATGTTATGTTAATGTTTAACCTAATTTTAATTTAAATTTGATGAGAAATCTCGTTAGAGTGCTGTTAATATTTTTAGCAGTTGGAGCTTACGCTCAAGAAACGAGTACGGATTCTAAGACCATCCTAGATGTAAACTTAGAAGAAGTTGTTGTATCGTCTAGAGTAATCGATGTCGCTATAGAGAGACAAACACCGATTGCAGTTAGTACGATATCAGCACAAGATGTACTCTTAAAAGTTGGAAACCAGGAGTTTCCAGAAATTATGAATAAAACCCCTGGGGTGTATGCAACTAAACAAGGAGGAGGATATGGTGATAGCCGTATTTCTTTAAGAGGTTTCGATCAGCGTAATACTTCTTTCCTTATCAACGGTCAACCCGTTAACGATATGGAAAACGGTTGGGTGTATTGGAGTAATTGGCAAGGATTAACTGATGTTACTTCCGGAATCCAGATCCAACGTGGTCTCGGTGCCACTTCCTTAGCAGTTCCCTCAGTCGGTGGAACTGTTTCTATTTTCACTAAGAGTGCAGAAAAAGCACAAGGTGGATCTATTACTCAAATGGTAGGTAATGACGGTTACATTAAAACAACCGCTCTTTACAATACTGGAGTAAATGATAAAGGATGGTCCTCTTCTTATTTATTGACTAAATGGTCTGGTAACGGATACGTTTACAATACATCAGGAGCTGGTTGGACTTATTTTGCATCTGTTGGTTATACACCAGAAGGTTCAAAACATAGTCTTAACTTATCAGTTTTAGGAGCTGGACAATGGCATCACCAAAGAGATGTTTGGGTATCTATTAGAGACTATCAGAACTTTGGTAAAGCTGGTATTGACCAGAGATGGAATACTAACGGTGGAACATTAAATGGTGAAGAGTATAACTTACGTAGAAACTTCTACAATAAGCCTCTTGCAACTTTTAACTGGGACTGGGATATTTCAGACAACGTT